AGGTCGAGCGCAGCACGGCAACAGGCCCGTGGAGGATCCGGTGTGACCCGGGCCACGTCGTCTATCTCGACAACGGCGAGCCGATGCGGTTCGAGACGCAAGAGGCTGCGGAGCGCCGCATAGAGGAAGCCGGGTGGGATGGGTTCGAGGCGGTCCTTATCGCGTTGCCCTTCAATGTCGCGCGCAGCGGACGCACCCGCGCCTGAAAACTTCAAGGCGAAACCCCTCCTCGGGGGTCCGCGGGATTGGCTACCCGCGCTGACGAGCCAGCCAACAGGAGACGAACATGACGAGCGAGGAGAGAAGAGTAGAGGAAGCGCACGACGAGGCGCTGTCCTGGGGGCTGACGCAGTGGCGCGCACATCTACTGCTCTTCGAGCTCGCCTTGACCAAAGACGAGCGGCTGGCCGAGCTGAAGACGAAGTGAAGGAGGACGACATGAAGAGCGCAGAGAGAAGACCGGAGGGCGGGGCGGGAGATGAGGCGCGCGACGTCCCTGACGTGTTCGTGCCTCAGGGACTGACCGCGAAGGAGGCCCTCGAACTCGCTGCGCTCGACGCCGCCGTGTTCCGCGGAGCCAGCGAGAAGACGCTGAACCGCAAGATCCAGATCGTCGCCAAGGACGGCACCGTGCGCCCTGGCGTCGGTCGGGATGTGCTCCGCGGCCTGGCGAAGATCCAGGGCCTCGAGCACGTCGTGCAGGAGGGCGTGCGGCCGAAGGAGGTGGTGTGCCAGAACTGCGGGAAGAGCGTGCCTGTAAAGTCCGCCATCGTGCCGAGAGTTTGCACGGAAGGCTGCCAAACCCGTTGCGCTTGCGGCGCTGCAATATCGAAGAAAGCAGCCCGTACGGCAGCTAGGGCCGGGCGCTCTGTTCAGTGTCGCAAGTGCACCGTCGCAAAAGCCACTCAAGCTCTGCTCCTGGCAACTGCGAGACGAACCCCCGAAGAGCGTGTGGCGCAAGCCGTCAAGGCTGCACGTGCGAGGGGTCCCGCGATGAGGGCGGAGAGCTCTCGTAAGAGAAGCGAAACGTGGGCGAAGAAAATGAAGCTGATCAAGCCGGCCACGTGCTCAGGTTCCGCGCCGCATCCAGGTTGCGCGGAACCCGCCCAAGTCAAGGGCCAGTGCCGCCGCTGCTACGCCAACAATCGCCGAGCAAACTCGGGTGCGCTTTCCCCAGCCGAAGCGCGGGCGGATACGCTCCCGAGATGCGAACCGCCCCGGTGTTGATGCTCGTTCTCACGGCATGCCACGCAGAGACGAAGGCCGAGAAGGCCGACGCGGAGGCGCAACAGATCGCGCTCGTCGTCCAGGCCGAGATCGACAAGGCGGACGCCGATGCGCAGTACGCGGCGAAGATCGAGCCCTGGAAAGCGAAGACGCGGAAGGCTTGCGGGCTGAAGCCCGGAGAGCTCGTCTTCCCGAAGACGAAGAGGGCCATGCTCGAGGACTGCAACGCGAAGGTGCGCGCAGGTCTCCCGAACGCTGCGTTCCCTCCCCTGCCTCCCGACAGCGACACGACAGGCCTGAGCTCGGCGGACGGGTGCAGGTACTTCCTGGATTCCTACGTCGACACGCAGGGCGTTCGCGCCCGCTTCCGCTGCAAGTACGATCCGACGATGCTCGGCACGGCCGAATGGGAGATGCTGAAATGACCCGCCCCGACTTCCTCGACTTCCTCACGATGGCCCGCGAGTGGCTCAAGACCACGACCGGGTACGCGAACCCGACGACGGAGCAAAGGCTTGCCGAGGAGCTCTCACGCGTCTGGGAGCTAGGCGTCTCGCAGGCAATCGAGGCCGCGTGGCAGACGCCTGGCTTGGGCGCGGGCATCGACGAAGCGATCACGAGCATGCGCGCGCTCCTCGAGAAGCCGACCGACCCGAGGGCGTCGTGACAGAGTGGCAGTGTGATGTGTGCGCACACGTGAACGAGAAGACCGCGACCGTCTGCGACGATTGCCAGACCCCGCACAACTACGCCTCGGCCTGCGAAGAGATCGAGAACCTGCGCTCTCGGCTGTCGAGCGCGCGGGAGGCGCTGGCCGAGATCGCTGGCATGGCGACCTACGTGGAGGGCTCGGCTCACGCTGCGCGCATCGCGGCCAAGGGCCTGGCGACCTCCGACGAATGACCTCGGGTGCCCACCGGGTGCCCGCCGAACCCCGAACCCCAGGATCTACCGATGAAAGCCCATGATCTGGAAGGATTGAAAATCCCCGTGTCGGCGGTTCGATTCCGTCCCCGGGCACCCACAAATCCCGCTGAAACAGCAGCGGCAAGGTTCGCGCCAGGCGCCCCAGTCGCCTCCCAGAATGCCGGTCGGGTGCCCGCGGGGTGCCCGCGGGTTTCGGCGCCCCGTACTCCCTGGGGATGGCGCGCGCGGGCGAGCATCCGGGGGACGCTTGGACGCATGCGCTTCGGCCTGCTCGTCCTGTTCTACGCGCTCGCGCCCTCGTGCACGGCGGGCTGCGCCGCCCCTGAGGCGGACTGGCACGGTGACGCGCGCTTCTCCGCGTCCGAGCGCGCCGCGATCGAGGACGGCGAAGGCTGGCTCGCCGCTCACGCGGGGCGCGCGCCTGCGACGTTCGAGTGGTCCTACGCGGTGACGAGCACCGAAGCGCTCCCGCACACCATCCGGCGCGAGCGCGGGACGCTCGGCGCCGAGACGACCACGGGCCTCTGCAGGGACGCGACCGTCTACCTGGATCCCGAGGATCCGAACGCGACGCCGGGCAGCCTCGCCGGGCTCGCCGCGCACGAGCTCGCGCACTGCGAGCTCGGGTTCAAGGACGATCCCGAGAGCGCGGGCCTCATGCATGTCGTGTGGCCGATGGCGTGGACGGCGCGCGAACAGGCGCAGCTCTGAAACGAGAAAACCCCCGCGCCTCTCTCGAGGGCGGGGGTTGAAGCGAAGCTAGGCGGGCTCGACGTAGACGGGATCCGTGTGCTCGAAGAGCTCGGGCGGGAAGGCGCAGAAGGCCGCGAGCGCCTCTTCGTCCCCGTTGAACCAGTTGAAGTCAGCATCCCCTCCGCCGGGCAGCTTCTCGCCGCCGTTGCCGTCGTACTGCCAGAGGGCCCACGACGTCCAAGGCTTCGGGATGCGCGGCGCCTTCTCGTACGAGGCGATCCAGAGCGGGTACTCTGCCAGCCACGAGACGTCCGCGCCGGCGGCGAGCTTCTGCGCGAAGTAGGGGTAGATGTAGATCACGGGCTTGCGCCCGAAGAGCTGCGTCATCCTCTCCGCGCAGCGGCGCGCGAAGTCGCTCACCTGCTTCGGGGTGCAGCCCCACTTCGCGAATCCTGCGTCAGGATCCGGCCATTCGAGATCGAGCGCCGGCGGGAGCTCTCCGTTATACGCACCAAGCTGCGAAGCTGCGTAGAAGCCCTCGGCCTGCTTCTCCGGATCGAGGTGCGGGAGCGGGTACAGGAAGTGGTAGGCGCCGACGCGCCAGCCCTTCGCGCGCGCGGCCGAGACGTTCCGCTCGAAGAACGGATCCTTGCCGTCGTTGCCCTGCTGGCACTTGTGCAGGAGGAACCGGCACCCCGCGGCGTGCAGCGCCTCGACGTCGAGGAGCCCTTGCACGCTCGAAGCGTCGAGGCCCTTGATCACGTGCCGCCCCCGCGGAGCGTCACGGGCTCCGTCTCGCGGGGCCCGAGCTCGGCGAAGACCGCGGCGTCCGACGCCGTGATCATGCTCGCGCGGATCCCCGCCATCACCTCGGCCTTCGAGGTGCCCGCGCCGAACGCGGCGAGGATCGCTTCGATCATGTCCCCGTGCTCGACGAGGAACGTCCCGATTGCCAGAGTCGTCATCACGATCGGCGGCATCAGAGCCCCCCTTCCTTGCCGGCGTCGCCGGCGTCCGTTGCGTCGAGAGCGGCGAAGATGTCCCGGATCAGCTCGGCGTCGCTCTTCGGCGGAGCGGCGTCCCTGGCGGGCGCCGCCTCCACCGTTGCGTCCCGGGGGGCCGCCGCGATGGCCGCGTCGGAGAGGCCCGCGCCCACCATGCAGCGATCGTAGACGCCCCAGCACTTCGCCTCCTCGCCCGAGGGCGAGGTGCGCTTGCACTCGAACGTCATCGCCTGGCAGGTCGCGATCCGGACGCCGTCCGCCGCGATGGTCGCGTGATCGGCCGGCGTCAGCTGCCCGCACCCCACCGTCACGCGCGCGACGAGCGCGGTGATCGGCAGGACGACGAGCGCGAAGAAGAGAGCGCGCACGCGACGCGGGGTCATTCCTTGCCCCCCTTCGAGTCCGAGCGGCCGAGCAGGAGGTTGACCACGCTCGACACGACGAGCAGGACGCCCGCGGGGATCTCCCCGAAGAGCTTGTAGGCGCCCATCACGGACGCGAGCAGGATGAGACAGAGAGCGACCTGTTGCCAAGTCAGGTTCTTGATATCGATCTTTTCGGACATGGGAGTGCCTCGGTTGAATTGCCACAAGGCAAGGAATCAGGTGATCTTGACGACGCCGGTAGGAGTGAACAGAAGGACGTGCGGCGCGTCGTTGATGACGAGCGTTACGGTAAGACCGCCCGTATTCGTGATTACGATCCCGCTCACCGTGGTCTGACACCAGATGATCTTCACGTACGAGTGGGCATCGTCAGCGGGGAGCGGGTAGGTGATCGTTCGCTGCGCAGCGGGCGCGCCCGTGAACTTCTGGATCTTGGTGTTGTACTGCACGCTCGATAGCGTGATGTTCGCCGCCGCGACAGCAACCTGCACCTGACCGTCGACGGCGCCCCACGCGGTACCGAGCCCGACGATCGGGTGCGCCATGCTCGTCGTGGTGCCGTCGTCCGTAATAGCCTGCGCGCTCGCCGCGTAGAGGTAGAGACTGCCCGAGGATACGAGCTGTACGTAGGTGCCGGAGATGCTAGTTCCCGCGCCAGCGTCGCCGACGTTGATCTGATTCGACGCATCGACGTTGCAGAAATTGAAGTCTGCCGTGTTACCTAAGTTGCGCCCGGTGATCGCAAGCGCGTTCGCCATGCGAAGCCCGCCCACCGCCGCCGGATTGACGCCTATCGAAATGAAGCTCGTCCCGGAGAGAACGTTCGTGCCGAGCCCGCCGGGCGCGGTCGCCCACGCGATGTCGGTGCCGCCGCCGTTCACCGCGAGCACCTGATTGGCGGTGCCGCGCGCGAGACGGACGAACTTCGTTCCGTTGTGGCGCATGACGTCGCCGGTTGCCGCGCTCGTGTCGGTGATCGTGTTGCTCGCGAGCACCACGGTCTTGTTCGTCAGCGTCTGCGCGAACGCCTCGCATACGAGCGTGTCGTTTCCGGCGAGGAGTGGCATCGTCACGACGCGATTGGCGACGATCGCCGCCGGCGTGAAGATGTAGCTGAACGTGTCGGCCGGGTTGCGCAGCGTGATCGTGGTTTTGAACGTCGGCGCGGTGTTGAAGACGAGCAGGCCCGTGCCCGTCTCGTCCGTCAGCGCCGCGAGAAGGTTCGCGCTCGAGGGAGTCGTCAGCCACGTTGCGACGCCCGCGCCGAACGTTCCCGCGCCTGCGATCGTCACGATTGTGCGGTTGTTCACGGTGTCGTCGGAGACGACGACGCCCGCACCCACGTATTCGACGGTCGGGCGCTTGTTCCCGTCCGTCCCGAGGTACCGGGGGACCGCGGGGCCGAAGAACGAATCCAGGTAGGAGAGGTTTTGCGTCACGTGATCACCGCCGTGAAGGCGCTCAGATAGAGGACGTACATCCCGCCGCTTCCGCCCGCGCCGCCGTTGCCTGCGTTGCCGCCGGACGCGCTCCCGTGCCCGCCGGCGCCGCCGCCGCCGCCGCCCGCGCCCGAGTTCGCCGCGGGGGGAGACGTCGCGTTGCTGCCCGCCGTACCGACGCCAGCGCCGTTGCCTGCGCCGCCGGCGCCTCCCGTGCCTCCGACGCCCATCGGTCCGCCAGCGCCGCCGCCGCCGCCGCCGCCTCCGCGGTAGGTGCCACCGTCCGCGGCGGACGAGCCGCCCGAGCCACCGGCGAAGCCCTCGATCGACATGCTGCCGCCGTGGCCGGCCATGATCGAGGTACCGGTGTTCGTCGTGCCGCTGACGTTGCCGTGGCCGCCTGAGCCTGATCCCTGGGTCGGAGGATCGCCGACGAGCTGGAAGCCGTTCAGGTTGCTCGCGTTGCCGTCCGTACCCCCGGGGGAGAAGCACGCGATCGTCGCCGTCGTGCTCGCGCGCCCGTTGACGTGCGCGCCACCTCCGCCGCCGCCGAGACCTGTCGCGAGGGATCCGAAAGTGGTGTTTCCGCCCGCGCTTCCGACTGCGCCGGAAGCGTTCGCAAAGCCGCCCGTACCGAGCGCGCCCCCCGCGCCGATCGTCGTCGTGATGACGGCGCCGGGTGCGAGGGAAACTGGAACGACAACCTTCTGCCCAGCGCCGCCGCCGCCGCCGCCCGCGTTCCAGCGCGTCGCCGCGTTCTGGCCGCCGTTGCCGCCGCCGCCGCCGCCGCCGCCGCCCCACGGGATGACGATCGCGGAGTCGCAATCCGCCGGCACCGTGAACGTGCCTGACGCGATGATGTACGCTATCCGCATCTTCTTGGCATTCAGGTACGCCGTCCGATCGCCGAGTGCCTCGTACGCCACATTGAACGCTGCGGCGTTGATTGCGTCTCCGTCGTCGGGCTCCGTGAAGCTCACCGGAAAACTGGCCGGATTCCCTGCGTATGCATGAGACATGATTCAGAGTTCCCAATATCTGCAGGTTGAGATTGCGCGCGCGCTCGGGACGCGAGCGCTGGTTTGGCTGCTCCACTCCCCCCACGTCCCGTCAGGGCACGTCAGAGGAGCGGTTGGATCGAAGAGCGCGGCGTCGCTCGTCCAGATGATCGCGCGCACCTTCGTGTGCGCGCTCTTCCACTGCGCGATGATCGCGTGAACGGCGTCCCATTCCTGACGGTTCGCGAGATGCCCGACGCCAAACGCCGTGCCGAGCGTGCCGGCCGCGCCGAAGTTGCCTTGGTTCGCCCACTGCGTGGGATAGATCACGATGAAGAGCTCGGACCAGTAGCCGGCGCGCTCGGGATTCGAGACGGAATCCCAATTCCACGTAGCGTCTTGCGTGATCGTCGAGCCGTCCGCGTTGACGGTCACCCACCGCCCGGCGCGGTTGATCACCCGCACGCGCGGGGAGTTGCCGAGGTACTCGTGCAGCTCGGTGGCGAGCTGGAACTGAGATCCCGCCCGGCGCCACTTGTCGAGCCAGCGGACGAGCTTCGCCGCGAATCCCGCGTCGGTGTCGGCCTGCCCTCTCAGGATGCCCCGAGAGCGCCCGATGAGCGGCAGGGCAGTAGGAGTGCCCAGCCCCGGCCAAGGCGCTTTGAGCGCCTGCAGGGCGCTCTCGATGGCCACATCCAGGTATGCCGCGATGGCCCAGAGGAACCGGTAGCCGGTCCACTTCCCGGACGAGAGCCGGCGATCGGACAGCCACCACGGCAGGAGCTTGGCGAGGTAGTCCCGCAGGCGGACAGATCCAGAGTCCGCCATGATCAGATCTCCTTGGTGACGATGCGGATGGTCAGCGTCGTGGCGAGCGTCGCGACGTCGCCGGCGGACATCAGGACGTCAGCCCCGACGCCGTCCACGGCGAAGATGCTCGGGTGCGCGCCGATGACGGCGCCCTCGATCCGCGTGGCGAAGAGGTAGCCGAGCGGATCGGGCGTCTTCGCGACGCCGCCGATCGGGTAGGCGGTGATCATCGAGAGGAGCGCGGCCGACACGAGCGTCGAAAGATCCGTCGCCGAAACGCCTGTCTGAGCGATGGCCCAGACCGTGAGCGTCTTCGACAGGGGCAGCGGGTTCGCGCCGATGACCGTGCACGTCACGCTGTCGGGGCGCGCGTAGAGCTCGATGCTCGCGCGGACGAAGTCGAGATCGGTCGCGAGCGGCGCGCCCGCGGGGGACGCGCAGTAGATCGTGACGACACCCGTGGAGCTCGAGGGAGAGATCGACAGGCGGTTGATGTCGACGATCGAGCCGTCGCCGCGCACGGCGGAGCGGACCGCGTAGGAGTACGCGCCGCGCGGGCCGAGCCCGGAGAGCGTCGCGAGCTTGTCCTTGCAGCGTTGCTGCAGCACGAGATCGGGCTCTGCGTCAGATCCGACGATCGCGGCGAGGTTCGTGCACGTGACGCCGGCGAGCGGCGTCGTCGTGAAGAGCGTCACGGTCCCCGGCGTCGCCGAGCTCGCGGAGCCGAGCTCCACCGCCGTCACGGGGACGAGGAGCACATCCCCGGGGTTCAGCGTGAACGCTGAGACGTTCGTGTACGCCTTGCCGGTGACGTTCGAGGTGCAGCGGAACGCGCCCGCGGCGACGCTGTAGATCCCGCCGCCGCCGTTCGTCAGCGTGACGGATCCGGTCGCGAACGTCGCGTTGATCCGGGTGACGCCGTAGACGTAGTACGCGAGCAGCGTCAGCCAGCCGCCCGTGCTCGTCTCGAGGAAGCCTGCGGCGGCGAGATCGGCAATCGCCTTCGTGAACGCGGCGAAGATGATCGCGCAGACGCGCAGGATCGTGCGGAGCGAGCCGCCCTCGCGCCAGGCGCGCGGCTTCAGCCCCGTTCCCTCGATCGTGAGGAGAAGCGTCTCCTCCGCCTGATCGGCCGTAACGGGGGTGACGAGATCCGAGACCGTGATCATGTGGCGATCCTCTTCAGGTTTCCCGCGGCGTCGTATTCGAGCGAGATGCCGAGCTCGGCGCCGTTCACCTGCAGGAACAGATCGACGCGCACGGTTTGGTTGTCGGTCGCCGTGAGCACCGCCTTCGCCGCGTCGATGCGCGGATCGTCGGAGAGCTTCGTTTCGATCCGGTGCCGCAGCCCCGGATCGGTCGGGCCGGAGAGCGCGTCTTCGAGCCCGATGCTTCGCTCGAGCGCGTCGACGTTCGTCCGGTAGGACTCGAGCAGCATGTGCACGACGTCCTGCTCGAGCTCGGTGACGGGATCGTCTAGATCGCGCCCGAACTCGTCGAGATCGTCGTAGCAAACGACGTCCGCCATGGGGGCCTCTAGTCGGTGAAGGTTTTCGTGGATGTCGCGAGCGGCACTTGCGCAGCGACAGCGGCGGCGAGGCCGCCGAGCGCGGTCGCGACCGCAGCGCCCGGCGCGGCCATCGCGGCGCCGAAGAGCGTGAACGTCGTCGACGTCGGGGGGGTTGCGGCGAGCGCGGTGAGCGCCGCGACGTACGCGGCGAGCGCGCCTACGGCCGTCGTGAGCGCCGCGATCTGCGCCTGCGTCCCCGGCGCCTTCGCGACGGGATCTACGGCGACAGAACCGAGCGCGATGCGCACAGCTTCGAGCTTCGTTTCCAGCGGAGGCGGCGCCAGCTTCGCGAAGCCGACAACGATAGGCTGTGCCGGATCTCCCTCGATGAACGCCACGAGCACCTCAGTGCCAGGCACGAGGACGTGGGAGGATCCGCAGACGCCGGGCCAGATGTCGATCTCTGCGAGCGCGAGCGGCGCGCCGCCGAGGATGTCTACGAGCTGCAGCGTGACGCGCTTGTTCGCGGGGTTCTGCAGGACCACGCGGTAGTGCCAGCGCTTCAGGTACTGCACGCCGGCCGCCTCGCGCGCCATCATCCCGATCGCTCGAGCAATGCGGTTGCCGGGCGTCTCCTTCTGCACCCCGGGGACGGGGAGAGAGAGCGTGGACGTGTCGCACCACGCCGAGACCTTCGAGCCTTCAGCGCTGAACGTCTGCTCGACGTCGCGGACGATCGCCGTACCGAAACGGATGTCGACGAGCACGGTCCCGGGAAGCACGAGCTCGTCGCTCGCGAGCGTCGCGCAGCGCGTCTCGGCGTCCCATGACAGGATGTCGACGGTCAGCGGGTTGAACGGGATCGGGAGGCGCGGGCCGGTGACGGTCACGCCCGAGGTGTCCACGTGCCAGTCAAACCCGGAGAGCACGCGCGACGCGGGGCCCGCGGTCCGCACGTAGTCGACGCCGAGCCGCTTCGGGATCGTGTCGACGACAGCCTCCCCGACCTCCGCCGCGGTGACGGCGAGAATCGCAGACGAGAGCACGCCAACATCGTTGTGCAGGTGCAGCCCGAGCACGGGCTTGTCCCATCCCCCGCCGCCGCCCGAGACCTGCACGTGCGCCTTCGCGCCGAACCTCCCCGTCGAGCGAGGATCGATCGTGCCGATCATGGGAGTCGTCCCGATGGTCAGGACGCACTTCCCAGAGGGCACGATCATCGACACGTCAAGATCGACGTCTAGATCGGCAGTCCACACACCGTTCGCCGGCATGTTGACGATCGCCGAAACGACCTGCAGCTGATTCAGGAGGATGGGGAGCATGGATCACGGCCCTGCGAGCTTGGCGACGGTCGCGGTGAGCGAGGCGATCAGCACCTCGTCGGGGCTCGCCGGAGGAGCGACAGCGACCGGGCTGCCGGGCGGCCCCTCGAAGGGCTTCACCAGGGCGGGCCGCGGCTTGCGGTACTCGAGGAACGAGATCGTGCGGCACCAGAGGCCGGTGCCCTCGGGATCCTGCTCCCACTGCGTCACGTTCGTGACGACTACTTGCTTGATCGAAAGCGGCGCGTCGTTCAGCGCAGGGTGCTGAATGGCCATCGAAGTAGGCCGCGCGCCGATCGGGGGATTCGTGAGCGTGAGCGTCGCGAACAGCTTCCAGGCAAGGAAGTGCTCCGGCTCCCAACAGAAGATGTCGACGTCGAACGCCGAGAGGCCCTGCCCCATGAAGACGACGACGGCGCCGGAGAGCCCGTAGCCGTCGCGCACGTCCCACTTCCGCGGAGAGCCCGCGCCCTTCACGACCGCGGCGCCCGGCGACGGCGCCCCCGCCAGGACGATGAAATCCTGGTTCGGGGGGCCGTCCAGCAGATCGGTGGGATTGGGCATTACGCAGGCACACCGACCCCGCCGCCCTGCGAGGCGTCGATGATCGCCTTGACGATTTGTTCGATGACCGACGAGCTGGAGACCGCTTCCGCGATCTCCTTCGCGTTCCCGCCGCTCGCGTTGATCGTGATGTTGATGATCGGTGCCGCGCGTCCACCGCCACCGCCGCCGCCCGAGGGGACGGACACCATCGAGCTCACGGCGCTCTGCGCGCCCGGCGCGCCGTTCTCGACGCCCTTCTCCAGGCCCGCGTCGATGTTCTCGCCGTAGCGCTCGAACACCTTCGACGGAGAGTGGATCTCGAGCTCGCCGGTGAACGCGCCCTTGATGCTCTTCGCGAGCCCCTTGATCCCCTTCAGGAGCGCGCTCGAGCCGCTCGTGATCCCGAGCAGGAGCCCGTCGAGGATCGCGGCGCCGGTTGCCTTCCAATCGATGTCGATGAACGTCTCGCGGATGCTCTTGCCGAGCTCGCTCGACTTCTTGCTGATCCACACCATCGCCGCGCCGAACGCGAGGATCGGGACGAGCCCGACAGCCATCACGGCCGCGATAGAGACGACCGCGACAGCCAGGCCGATCGCCGCGTACTTGCCGACCGTGAGCGCGATGCCGAGCCCGTCGACCCCCTTCAGGATCTTCGAGTCGGCGAACGTGTCGCGGAGCGAGTTGCGGACCTGCAGATACGCGATCGTGATCTGCAGCGCGCCGATGACCAGGCCCTGGATGAAGCGCTTAGCGATCGGCGTCGTCGACGTGATCGACACGCCCATCTCCTTGCCGAACGTCTCCACGATCGTCTTCAGCGCCTGGCCGGTGACGTTGTTCAGGGAGAAGAGGTCCGCGAGCTCCTTGAAGCCCTTCAGGATCGGCTCGATGTCCACGCCCTTCGTGAGGGAGTCGAACGTCTCGCCGAGCTTCTTCACGATGTTGTCCAGGGACAGCATCTGCCGGAGGTTGATCCCGCCGACCTTCTTCTCGACCGCATCGCGCAGCGCCTTCGCGCCGTCGCCGAGCTTCACGCGGCCCTCGAAGAGCGCCGCGGTCGCGTCCTTGACGCCGATCTTCATGTTCTTGGACAGGGCTTCCGCCACGTCCTTGAAGTCGATCCCGGTGCCGACCATCTCGAGCGGGTTCAGCTGGAAGCGGTTGAACTGCTTCCCGCGCTCGATGAAACCCTTGAGCGCGTTGCCGGAGTCCTCGCCGAGCGCCGCGGACGCCTGCGTGACCGCGTTCAGCGTGTCGACCCAGATCTGCCCGCCAATGCGGCTCTTCGCGAGGCTCTTGCCGAGCTCATCGATCTTGTCCTTCGACGTCGGGACCTTCAGCGCGAGCGCGTCCACCTGCTCGCCGAAATTCTTCCCCCACTGGGCATTGCCGTTCATCGCAGCCTCGCGCATGAGGCCGAGCGAGCGCGCCGCATCGGCACCTCGCAGGATGAACTTCGAGAGCGCGTAGCCCGCGGCGATGACACCGACGACGAGCGCGGCCGCCGCCGCCGCGAGCCCGGCGATCCCGAGCGTCAGGAGGCTCGAGGCGCCGCCTGCGCCGCCCTCTCCCATGATGTCCTTCAGGCCAGCCAGCTTGTCGCGGAGCGCCGCGACGGGGCCGCCTGCGGTGCTGATCGCGGCGCCGAGCGCCTTCGTGCGATCGGCCGCCTTCTTCTCGGCGTCGTCCTTCAGCTCCTCGCGGAGCTTCTTGTTCTTCTCCGCGAGCTTCTTCTTCTCGTCCGCGAGGGCCTTCGAGCCCTTGACGAGGTTCTTCATCTCTTTGCCCTGATCGGCCATTGCCGACTTCGCGCTGGAGAGAGCGTCTTTCTCGGCGGCGATGCTGTCCTTCAGCTTCTCCTTCGCGGCTTTCACCTCGTCGGAGTTGCCCTTCAGCGCGCGGAGATTGGTGTTCATCTCCTTGATAGCGTTGACCCCGCCAGAGATCTTCTGGCGGAGTCCTTCGATGCTGTCCGCGATCTGCGCAGACTTCGTCGCTACGTCACCTTCGAGGTTGATGGCAAACGTTGCCGCTTCGTTCTCAGCCGCCATTGCCCAGCCTCATGAAAGCTTCCGCGAGGAGGATTGCTCCTGCCCTCGCTGATCTCCGTTGTTCGTCTAGCGCTGCGCTCCGATCGGCCAGCGCACCGAACGCGACGTTGACGCTTGCAGCGTTCCGCGCGTCTTCCGCTCGATGCGCGAACGCCGTGAGGCAGTCCGCGAACGTCGTCACGTCCTTGCGGCCCCGCGTGACGAGGGCGGCTATTTTCCCGCGTCTTCCTTCGCCCGGTAGCCGTAGAGCCCCGAGAGAGCCATGACGCACCGATCGGGAAAGGCACCGCGGCGCTTCGCAAGCGTGCGGTACGCGTCGAGCGACGGGTGCACGATGTTCGGCGCGACGAACGTGTCGATGTCTACGACGTTCATCTTCGAGGCCTTGAACGCGCTGAACTCGACATCGCTGCCGAGCTTCAGCACCACGAAGCCCTCGCCGAGATCCGAGACGTCGACGATGCAGAACGCCTTGTCGACGTCGCCGCCGAGCTTCTCGGCGAACTTCTCCTCGAGCTCGAGACGCTCGATCCTGGCAGAGACCGCCGCGGCTTCGTTCGCCGCGTCGCGCTCGGCCTTGCGCTTCTGCAGCTCGGCGAGCTTCTGCGCGGGAGTCTTCGGCGCGAACGCCTCGGGAACGTCGGTCACATCCTGATCGCTCATGCTCAGACTCCAATCCCGTTGATGACAGACCAGAGACGCAGGCCGTTGCGCGTGATCGCGAGGGCAGTCATCTCCACTTCGGTGACGAGCTCGTCGATGCCCTCGGCATACGAGTCCTTGACGCCGGTGATGCGCGCGCCGGCGACGGCGACCGTGATCGGCGGGACGCCGGCGAGCAGCGCGAGCGGCTCGCTGTAGGTCGCGATGATCGGGAATCGCGCGTCACCGTAGGAGCCGAACCCCTGCACGGTGAGGATCTCGATCAGCCGCTGGAAGGACGATCGAAGCATCGTCATCGAGAGGCCGTCGACGGAGTACTTTCCGTTCGTGATGCCGAGCGGGGTGCCGTCCTTCCGAGACGCGTGCACGAACTTGCGTTCGCGCTTCTCGGAATACGAGAGAGCGGTGATGCCGACGAACGGCGCAAGAGCGATGTTCCACGAGCAAGACGTCGCGCTGAACGGGGTATCGTTCAGCCGAGTTTCGATGAGATCGGTCATGGCTTAGCCCTTCACTGCTGCACGGTGATCGTGCGGACGAAGCTCGCGTTGACGTCGAATTCCTTGACGTACGCGAGCGAGGAAACCTTCAGCTCGCCGTTCAGAACGACAGGGCCGTTTGCGCCGATGTTGTCGGTGCGCGAGAGCGTGAAGAGCAGATCGGAGACCTGCCCGCGGAGCTCGGTCAGGTTCTGGTTCACGAGCGCCTCGATGCGCTGCGCGTCCTCCTCCGCGATGTAGACCTCTCCGCTCGGCCCCGTCTTCGGGTTCTTCCCGACGCCGCGCGAGAGCTGCGAGGTGAGCGTGTCGAACGCGATCTCGCAACCGCGGTTCATCGTGCGGATGTGCTGCACCCACACGAAGTCGCTGCCGTCGCTCGAGATGACGTTCGCGCCCGTGATGAACGTGCCCGCCCGGCGATCGAACGTCCGCAGCGTGCAGAGCTTGATCGCGTCGAGGCCCGGGTACAGGTTCTCGTCGTGGTTGTTCGGGTTGCCGCGCGCGTCGGCGAGCGCGAAGCCCGGCACGGGGCCGTCGGAGACGTACGCGGGATCCACGCCGTAGTTGACCTTCGCGACGCGGCCGGCGACGGCGAGCGCCGTCGGGCGCTTCTGCGTCAGGCTGTTGCCAGGCAGGACGGAGACGAGATCTCCGCCGTCTGCGCCGACGAGCCCGCGAATCGACGCGACGCCGGCCCATGTGGTCTGCTGGGCCGTGAGGTAGGCCGCTTCGGTCGCGACGCCGCGGAACGCGTTGTTGCAGATGAAGCCGCGGAAGCGGCCCTCAGCCTCGCGGAGAGCGAGCCACGCGTCGAGCGCGGTCACCGTGGTGCCGATCGCGTCGTGCCCGAGAACGACGACCATCTCCCAAGGGAGCGAGGACGTCCGCAGCGCTTCGAGCGCCGTCGTGATGTCGCTCGTGGTCATGCGCGGGCCGGTGCAGACGACCGCCGCGGTGTCGCCGGTGACGATGGTTCCCGCCGCGAGAGCCAGCGAAACGCCCGTCGTGATCGTGCCGACGTTCAGCGCGAGCGTGACGGCGACTCCGAGCGCGGTGACCGGGCCGTAGGTGTTTCCACCGTCGAGGCTGATCTTGTAGGTGATCCCGGCGATGCCCTGCGTTCCGCCGTTCACCCACGTGACGAGCACGTTGTAGTCGTCGATCGGCACGCCGGTCGCCGTGATCACGGAGGTGCCGGTACCGACCTTCACGACGGCGCTGTTCGTGCCCGCCGTCGTCGCCGTCCCCTTGATCATCACGACGGGATTGCCCGACGCGGCCATGATGTACGCGGCCGCCTCGACGAGCATGCCGCCGCCGAAGCTCGCCTGCGCGATGCTGACCTTGGAGACGCCCTGAGGCTGGTTCGCGGTGCCCGCGGAGCTCGGCGCGATGATCGCGTGGATGCCCTTCGCGCCCGGCTTGATCGTGCCGGTGTTTCCGTTCAGCTTCGTAACTTTGGTTTGCGGAATCATGCGGAGGAATCCTCAGGTGTCGCCCTTGCCGGTAGTCGTCGGCGTCGGGATCGTGTGGGGCCCGCGCGCAACGGCCGCGGAATTCGGAAAGAAGGTCTGATTCGGGACATCGAAGATCGGCTGCGAGAACTCGAGTCCGACAAGGATCTCGAGTCCGAACGAGCGCTCAGCGGGAACTGTCCACTTCGCCTTGCCGAACTTCACCGCGGCGAAGCAGCCAGGCGCGGAGTGCACCGCGCGCACGGTCCACTCGAGAAGCGTTTCGGTCGCGGCGATCTGCGCGCGCTCCACGGCACGCTTCGTAGGATCCGGATCGACTGCCCAGATCGAGAGCGTCACCTTGCGATTCCAGTTCGCGAGTGATCGAATCGAGGCAAGGGGCGGCTGATCCGCCGCAACGCGCAGCTGACGCGCGCCGGGGAAGCGCGGGGGCGCGAGCTCTCCGCCGTCGCCGCTGTCGTCGCTCGGGCTGAAGAGCACGCGGTTCGCACCGCCGGCGCCCTGGTTGACGCCCTGCGTGCGCTTCCGCCATCCGACGTCCGTAACGGCGGTGACGCCGTTCGCGACGAAGTAGGCGGCGACGGCGTCCGCGGCGGCGAGCAGCCCGGATTGGATGATGACGTTCGGAGGCGGGATCATGTGCTCATCGCCTTCACCCACGCGCGCCGAGCGCCCTCGCGAAGCGCTTCGAGGATTGCCTTCGGGAGCTTCCGTCTCGGCAGGAGCCGACGGACGCCGTAGCGGTTCTGCGCGGCCTCTCCGCCGCGCACCGTGATCCGGATGATCTTGCCGTTCGACTCGACGGAGACGGCGTCCGCGGCGTCTGGAAGGGCCCGCCCGCCGTCTTTCTTCGGTCGCCAGGGCTCGCCGTAGGGATCCGTCCCCGCGGCCGCTGTCGCCTTCACGGCCGCCTCCACGAGGGGAACCGCTTCGGTCGCCATCGACGCGGCGAGACCGAACGCGCGGAGCCGCTTCACGATCGCACGCAGCGTCTCGTCACCGTCGGCCATTGCGATCCTCGTCGCTGCCGGTCTGGCGCTGGATGTCGAACCCCGTGTACGGGCTCGTCTCCGTGTAGAAGATCGGGCCGCCCTTCACGACCGCGGAGCCGTCCGCGGAGTCGCGGACAGGAAGATCGAAGAGCCCGGTGACGGAGTCCGAAGCCTCCTTCAGCTCCGCCTCCGCCTGCTCCTTGTCGGTGCGCACGAGCGCGAGCGTCTGATCCGACGGATCCACGCCGCGCTTCAGGTAGAGCTCGTACGTCGTGATCTTCGTCAGCCACTCTAGAACGGCTTCGGGATACGGAACGAGCGCCGAGAACGGGACCGCGTAGCGCTTGCGGAGTCGGGTATCGATCTTAGCGGAATTGGTATCGAGTCGCGATTGCGTGAATCCCGAGACGTCTGCCTCGACGGCATCGACATCGAGCTTCGGCATCAGCGTGCGAAGTCGGAACGAGGCGAGCGTGAGGTATCCCATCAACGCCGCAAACCCCGCGACCGCTTGCGCGGTGCGGGGTTCGACGTCAGGCGCTCAGGCCGCCTTGATCTTGAAGAACGTGTACGGGTGGCCGTAGCCGCCCGTGTTGCGTCCCTTGCAGTGCCACTCGAGCTCCTCGGCTCGATCCAGATCAGCGTCCGTGCCGTTGCCGCCGCCCTGTCCCGTGTAGTACGTGATCTTGAACGGCTCGCGGTTCACGTAGACGAAGCTCCCGAGCGTGCTCGCGGCCTGCTCCTCACACGCGAGGAACCACGTGGTGTCGGACTCGAACGCCGCAAGCTCGTCGGCAATGACGGGCTCCACGGTGCCGAGGGACGAGATGAACGCCTCGACGTCGGCAGAGCCCGACGCGCCGGTGCCGCCGGCGGACGCCTGCGCGATGAACTTCGCGTTCGTGAGCTGCGCGACGCGCGCCTGCATGCGCGGGGGCGCGACGATCGTCGCGGCGCGCAGGAAGCGGGGATCGACGCCGTTGGGCATCTTCATCGCGCGGATCGCGGCGACGGCCTTCGAGAGGTTCGTCAGCGCGACGTCGACGGTGACCGAGTCGTCGATCGGGAGCGCGCCGGGGCTGAACGCCACGCCCGCGCTGGGGGCGGTCGGCGCGCCGGTGAACAGGTTCGCGTAGAGGCCGGCGCCCGTGTTGAACGGGTTGACGGGGTGCGCGATGTTGAAGAACGAGAGGCCATCGTAGGCAGTGCCGAGCGTGGTCAGGTGACCCAGCTTGAGCATGTTCGTGAGGACCTTCTGGGGCCAGTAGCCCATCTGCGCGCCGATGTCGGCGGCCCACTTCGCACCGAGCTCGAGGCCGTTGCCGTCGAGATCTTCGATCTGCGGACGGCGAAGCTTCAGGCCCGCGCCCGAGAACTTCGGCTCGTACGTGGTGTACTTCGAGACGAGATCCTCGAAGGGCAGGTTCCCGCCCATCTTCCCGAGATCCTCGATCTGCGCCGTCGAGAGTAGCCAGGAGATGATCTCCACGCGGCTGGAGCTCGGGCGTTCCTTCATGAACTTGGACCACCACATGTTTGCGGAGAAGCGCTTGTATTCGTCCTCCACGATTGCCGAGAGGTTGCTCTCGAAGTCGAAGAGGAAAGACGGAGTCAGAGCGGGCATTGCGCGGAACCTTTTTGGACAAAGCGCCGCCGCACCGCGCGGCGTATGCCGAGCAGTGCGGAGGCGCGAAACGAGTTGTCAGGCGCGCAACGCGCGCGGAGAGATCAGAGAGGCGACGAGATCACGGCGCCGAGAAGACGTTGGTGACCCACTTGCCGAGCGACTTCGTGCACACCGCGAGGTGGCGCTTCGACGCCGGCGTCTGCGCGACGGTATTCAGCGCAACGCTGCCAGTCGCGTCGGTGTAGACGATCGTGTGACCGTTCTTCGTTCCGTCCGCAACGAAGAAGACCGTAGTACCGTCCGGCGCGACCGCGGGAAGAATCACAACGCTGGCCGCAGCCGTCGTCGGGACATCATACGCGGCGCTGTTGATGAGACCGACGGGGGCGGAGCTTCCTGCGCTGAACGCCGGAATCGTACCGACGGCGGATGCGCTCCGCGTCGGCGCGTACGCCTTCTCGATGGCGACGCCCTTCACCGCGTCGACGTCCAGGATGCGACCCGCCGGAGAGCGAGCGACGCCAGCTAGCGACGGCAGAATGCCGACGGTCTGATCGTCGAGCATGTACCCCATCGAGCCGACGTCGGTGGACGCGCACGCGTCGGTGCTCGTCGCGTTGACGAAGCGCTCGACGGTGATCTCGCGCTCGAAGTCGACGGTCACGGGCAGAGCGCCGGACGTCGCGTCGACGGTCTCGGCGAAGACGCCGATCGCGACGAGGCCCGTCGCGGCAGTCGCGGGGACCACCTGACCAGAGCCGTTCAGGCAGGCGCGCGCGCCCTTCCACGCCTTCCCGGAGGGGAGGGTGAACGCCTTGTACTTCCACTGCTCGGATCGTCGAGCCTTCTCAGCAGCAAGTGCAGTCACTTCGCACCATCCTTCTTCGTGGCAGAGGCCCGGATCGCGCTGCGCGCGTCAGAGGCGGTCATCGTCTCGAACACCTGCGTGCGCCCATCGCGTCTCACCTCGGGGGCCTTCTTCTTGAGGCCCATCCGAGCGTCCATTTGCGAGCGCTCCTCGGGGGAGAGGCGCGCCGAGCGCTGCCCCTGATCCTCGCCGCGCGTCGCGATCACGCGCGTCTCCGCGGCGAGATCCTTCGGCGTCTTCCGGGGGAGCGTCGCGCAGATCGCGGCGACCTCCTCGACAGGCTTCTTGGAAAGAAGCTTTGCGAGGTCCGTGCTCATGACGCGACCCGCGATGAGGCTCTTGCGCTCCTTCATGTCACGTTCGGCCGTGAAGACCTTGAGCTGAGTTTCCAGCCCGCGGACCTTCGCATCAAGCGAGGCAGTGATCGATGCGGCGGAGTCCTTCTTGTCAGCCTCTTCCTCAGAGTCCTTCTTCTCGCCCTCGGAGCCGTCGCCGGCGGAGTCGTCGGACTTCTTCGGGGGCATGTCCTCGCCGTCCTTCTCGTCGGGCTCGGCCGCCGCTTCCTTCTTCTCGGACTTCGGGGCCTCCTCGTCGTCCTCGCCGAACGCGGCCTTGATCGCAGCAATCGCCGCGGTCTTCTTGTCCTCGTCTTCGCCGGCCATGGCCGCAATCGCATCTGCGTATTTCATGAGATCCTTAGGTGTTGCCCCGCGAGTCGCAAGGGCCGTGACGTTGTGAGTCGCGGGGTTGTTCGTAAGGGCGCAGTTCAGGAAACTAACAACTTCGTCAGTTGCCTTATCCACGTCATACGCAGGAGAGAAATATTTCCACTCGGGCGGGCTCTTGGTGAGGCCCGCGCTGACGGTGTCGCTCCACTCGCAATCGATTGCCCATAGGCAACCGTCCCGCACTTCGAGGGAGAAGAACCCGACCGCTATCTGATTCAGGATAGGCGCGTCGGGATTCAGGGAGAGGTGGTTGACGTCCATCGAATACCGATTGCCGCGCGTCTCTTGCTCCTGCATGAGGAGCCGCGCGGATCGCGCGGAGAAGACGGTAGGACCGTGATCGGTGACGTTCATCCCGTCTTTCCAGATCAGGAAGGCCGTCGGCGGGCCGTTCTCTTCAGCGCGCTCGACGGACGCGAACGACTTCGCGTCACGACGTTGGATCGTCTTCATTCGTCTCCTCCGGCTGCTTTTCGGCGCCAGGCTCGCTCGCCTCTACTTCGATGAGCTTCAGCGCGTACTGATGCGCCACCTCATCGATGTCGAGATCGCGGCCGTACGGCGCGAGCGCCGTATGCATTTGCGCAATCCCCTGCCCTGCCTGCATGAGCGCCTGCGCCTCGATGGCGAGATCACGCGGGGGCGTCGTGTCCCATTCGAGACACGGCGACTCCTCGAGATCTTCTTCGCCGAAGTTCTCCAGCGTGTACTGCGGGAGGACTTGGGTATTCACCGTGTACGCGAGCGAGTCCGCGCGAGCTTCAATGAGATCGGCGCGAATCGACTTGTGCACGTCCGCGTTCGCGAACCCGGTGCCGCCCGTCGTGGTGACGACCTGCCCGGCGAGCGAGATCATGAATTCGTTGTTCGCCCAGTCGATCGTGTCCTTGAACGACTCCCAGCCGCGGCCGTTCGACTCGATGATCTTGACGTCCCATCCGACGGGGAGCTCGAATACGGTGTTCACGCCCCAGGCGATCAGGCCTTGAATGAAGCCGTTTCGCTGCGCCTCGGTCGCCGCCGCCGGCGCCGTCGCGGCGCGCGCGGGGTTCGCGAGCTTCGCTTCCCAGTTCGCCTTGTGCAGGAGCGCGTGCTCCTTGTTGATCCAGGCGCGCCCTAGCGCGTGCCATAGTCCGTTCTGCCAGGGGGCCGTGCGCCCGCCCTGCACGTGCAGGACCCACCGCCCGTCGCCGGGCGTGATCGGGATGCTCCCGACGATCGACATGTAGTACCAGCGGTTCTCGTTCCAGCGGAACCGGAGGAACTCCGGATCGAGCCTCACGAGGACCGGGAACTCTCGGCCGGGGACCGGCACGAGCTCGCCGACGCTGACGCCGAGCAGGACGCCGTCAGCGGCCATCATCTCGAGCTCGCCAGGCGGGCACATGTCATCGAAGCGGCTCCGCACGCCGTGCCGGCCCTCAAGCGACTTCACCGGGCCCGCGGCGCCGCTAAAGCGCTTCGGGAGCCGCACGAGTCCGCCGGACGTCGTGGAGAGCAGGCCGGCGAGCACGCCGTCTCGGCGCATCGCTCGGCAGAGGCGCGCGGCGTTCGCGAGATCTCCGTTGTCGGCGGAGTGCTGCGCGGACTCGAGATCCGCGAGGTACCACCGCGTCTTCGTGTTCGGGAGCGGCGAGAGCTGGCCGCCCTGGAGCGCGCGCGTCTTCTCCACGGCCGGATCGTCGAGCGTCGGCGCGAACGGCGTGATCGGCGGCTGGTACGCGCTGATCCCGAGCAGCGCTGCGACAGCTTCCTTCCACGCCATCAGGGCCTCATTTCATGGCTCCGTAGGGATCGATCCCGGTTGGAGACTGCGCGTTGGAAATCGTGAGATACGGATCGAGCCGCGGAGGCGGCGCGGCCGCGGGCGCCGCCTGAGGGGGCGTCCCGTTGTCGTCGCGGTACCCGGCCGACTCCCACGCCGCGAGGGCGCACGCGTCAGCACGATCGGGTGATCGGTTCAGGATCTTTCGAAGGTCGTCCTTCGGAGTCGCCCTCAGACGGTTTCGAATGTCCGTCGTCCACTCGACGGCGTTCAGCTCCTTCTCGAGCTTCTTGTCGGTGGGCAGCGCGCCGCCCTCCTTCAGGAAGGCCGACAAGCCGGCCCAGAGCTCGTCACGGACGAGTCCGTACTGCTCGGGCAGGCGCTGCGCCTTGTCGCTCGCGCGCACGCCTACGACGACCACGGGGGCGTCAGCGGACAGCTCGAAGTGCGCCTTGATCCTCGCGTAGACGCCGAAGCCGATCGGCCCCTCGCGATCGATCTTCACGACCGGCATGATGTCGTCGCCGAGCTCGCGCGCGCCGCGGTGCTCGCGGAGGATGTGCAGGAGCTCTTCGAGGTGCTGCTCTTCGGTGAGCTTCTTCGTGTAGACCTTCAGGATCTTGCGGCCGCGCCGCACGGCGAAGCCCGACTCGTCGCCGTTCTTCCCCGGGCCCGCGGGATCGATCCCGATCTGCAGGCGCCCTTCGCTCGGCAGGACGTGCCAAAGCTCTTGCGCCTGCGTGATCCGCTCGATGCTGAAGGGCTTCGAGTCGTCGTTTCGGACGAACTCGCCCTTGATCCGAATCTTGTAGAACGCCGAGTCGACGCCCCACTCGCGCTTGCACTCCTCCACGAACTCGCGCGTAGCGAGCCCGGGGATCAGACGGCGGCCGGTGACAGCGTTCGGGGTCTCCTCGCTCGAGACCTGAAAGCACGTGTAGAACTCGGACTTCCCGTCGTGAGACTCGGCAAAGGTGCCGGTCGTCTTCGTCGGGTTCGACATCATCCCGATCCGCGCGCCGCCCGCGCGGTTGCCCTGGATCGCCTCGAAGATGGCGTCAGCGACGCCGCTCGCTTCGTCGACGAGGAACAGCAGGTTCTTGCCAGAGATGCCGGCTACGGCCTCGGGCTGCTTCGAGGTGAAGCCGTACACCTCGCGGAAGTCCGTCGACTTGAAGCCGCTCGACGCGACCTCGTGCATGTCGCCGGGGATGTTGACCTTCGCCCGGTACCGCATCTTCCGGAACTCGGTCCAGAGGATGGTCTCGACCTGCCGGTACGTCGTGCTCGAGAACACGACCTTGGCGTCGTGGAAGCACGAGTAGAACCAGAGCGCGAGGATCGCGAACGTGTGGCTCTTGCTGATCTTGTGACCGCTCGCCGTCGAGACGCGCGCGTCGTCCGGCATGAACGCTTCGAGGATCTCGATCTGCTTCGGCCAGAGGCAAGGGACGCGCTCGTGCTCGGGCACGTCGCGCGCGTCCTCGTCGTCGCGGATCGCGATGAGCTCGCCGAGCGTGCGGCACGGCGTGAAGCCGAGGACGTCACGCGCGAAGCCGATGATGTCCTTCTGGTACCGGACGCAGGGGAACGAGAGCGTCGACTCCTGCGCGGCGTACTCGCGGGCGCTCGCGAAGAACTCCTCGAGCAGCGTGGGAGACTTCGGACGACCGGGCCGCCTGCGTTTTGCTTCGGCGGTGGCGGTCATGGGGCGGGATGCCAGGGAATCGAACCCTGTCCTTCGGTGTTGGAATCCGCTTGGCCGCCATGGCCTGCACCCCAGAAGATCAGCGTGCCTCGTCGGTCTCGATCGCCAGCAAGTCCGCCCACGCCTTCGGGTGCTTCTTCGCAAGGCAGTCGAAGAGCCGCGCCTTCAGGCGGCCCCACTGCGGCGATCTGATCAGGTTCGTGTCGGTAGGCGCGGTCTCGCCGGAGATGCGGAGCAGCATCCTCGTGACGCCGTTCAGCTGGCTCTGCAGCGCGGCGACGGTCTTCCAATCAGTCTCGGCGGCGCGATCTTCGGTGGCGGCTTTCGAGCACTCCGCGATCCCGCGGAGCAGCCGATCGCGATCGGCGACGAGACCGGCGCGCGTTGTCGAAGGGCTCGAAGGACCGACCGCAGTATCCGCCGTCACGGCCTGGACAAGTCCGGCGCCGCTGCTGGGCAGTGTCTTCGATCGATTCTTCGAGCCCTTCGGGCGGCCGCGCTTGTTCGGGGTCTTCGTCATGGGAGAGCTCCTCATGCCGCGCATCGGCGCGCGACTTCTGGGGGCGAGAGGGCGCCCCTACGGCGGGGCGCCCGAGGGCGCGGCCCGCAACTCTTACGGTCGACGCCGCGCAGGCGGACCGTGATGCACATGCGTCGGAGTCTTGCAGACGAGATGGTAGATCTCAGCAAATACGCGAGCAGACAGATCCAGATCAGCCGCAGACAGCGATTCTGTTTTCATGAACGCGCGCACGCCCTCAGGCGTCACCTCGCGACCATCCGACGAGAGGACGACATCGAAGTACGTCTCTGCGGCGACAAGCGCCTGCGAGCCTCTTA